AACTGGGATACCCTTAACCACATATCAATAAATTTAGAGTCATATAAAAAAAATAATCAAATAATTGATTTCAATGATATGATTAAAATGGTTTTAAAGTCTGATAAAATACCACAATTTAAAGCTATATTCATAGACGAGGCACAAGATTTATCACCTTTACAATGGAAACTGTACGATAAACTAAAAGAACACGCTGAACATATTTATCTAGCCGGTGATGATGACCAAGCTATATTCGCTTGGGCAGGTGCAGATGTAAATAGATTTATAAACGAACCTGCAAAAGAAAGAGTTTTAAGATACTCTCGAAGAGTATCACAGGCAGTTCAAATGCAATCAAACTTTCCCATATCTAAAATTATGGGTCTAAGAAAAATTAAAGAATACTTACCTAGGAAATATTTAGGTCACTCTTATTACATTACAGATTTAAACCATGTCGATTTACACAAAGGTAAGTGGTTGATACTGACTAGAACTAAAAGTAATTTGTTACAGATAATGAAAGATTTAAAAAAGAAAAATTTATATTTTCAAACTAACAAGGGTAAAAGCTATAAAGTAAGTTTATACAAAGCTGCTGAAGCTTATACTAAATGGTGTATGGAAGGTATGTTAGATGAAAAAGAAATAGCAGAGGTGAGAGACTACATACCAAATGGTAGTTGGGATGCAAAAATTCCTTGGTATGATAAATTTTCTGAAGATCAAAAAGAAATTCTATATTTAAGAAATTTAATTGCATCTAAAGAAAAACTTAACGAACCCGCAAGAATATGGTTATCAACTATTCACGCAGCTAAAGGTGGTGAAGAGGATAATGTAATATTATCCATGCACCAGGGATCAAAGGTTCAGAGTGGAATTAGTTTAAGTGTTGACAAACAAGATGAGGAGCATAGAGTATGGTATGTTGGTATTACGAGAGCCAGAAATAATTTATATAAGTTTAAAAGCAAAAAGAAAATAAAAGAATATACTATATGACTAATACAGAAGATTTTGAAAAATTGTTTCCACAGCAAAAAGGACCTAAACATTATAAAAATTATAAGATACAACCATACGAATTTATTTCAAAAAATAATCTTTCGTTCTTCCAAGGTTGTGTTGTGAAATACGCTTGTAGATATTTAATGAAAGATAGAATAAAAGATTTAGAAAAAATTATTCACTATTGTGAATTAGAAATTAAAAAATTGAAAGATGAAAAAAAATAAAATACTGGAGTTGCATGCAGAATGGCTGTCTAGCAACGGATATAAAAAAGAATCAATTGATTGCACAGCCCAATCTAAAAATGACAAAAGAGAAATAGTCGGAGGCTTTAAAACAAAATGCTACTACCTCAAACAGAATGGATACAACCTAAAGAATATCCAGATCTTAGATCGTACGACGAAATAGCAGTAGACCTAGAAACGAGAGATCCTGATTTAAAATCAAAAGGATCTGGAGCTGTTACAGGTAATGGAGATGTTGTAGGCATAGCTGTAGCCACGTACAACAACACTTGGTATTTTCCAATTGCACACAAAGAAGGTCCTAACATGGATCGTAAAAAAACTTTGGAGTGGTTTAAAGATATTTTGGAATGTCCAGCCACTAAAATATTTCACAATGCAATGTATGACGTTTCTTGGATACGTAATTTAGGTTTAAAAATCAACGGTTTAATAGTGGACACCATGATTGCATCTTCTTTACTAGATGAAAATAGATTTTCTTATACGCTTAACACACTGTCGTGGCATTTTTTAAAAGAAGGTAAGAATGAAAAATTATTATTAGATGCAGCAAAGTCAAGAGGATTGGATGCAAAAGCAGATATGTGGCAGTTGCCAGCACAAGAGGTAGGATCTTATGCAGAAAAAGATGCAGAGTTAACTTTTAAACTTTGGCAACACGTAAAAAAATTAATGATAGAGCAAGACCTACAAGACGTTTTTAATCTTGAAACCGACCTCTTCCCCTGCTTAGTTGATATGCGTTTTCTAGGCGTAAGAGTAGATACCCAACAAACGCATGACTTGCGTAAAAAATTAATTGCACAAGAACAAGTGTTGCTCCAAGCAGTACAAAAAGAAACAAACATAGATGTTCAAATATGGGCAGCGCGTAGCATACAAAAAGTTTTTGACAAATTAAAATTATCTTACGAACGAACAGCGAAGTCTGGTGAACCTTCATTTACAAAAAATTTCCTCTCTAATCATGAACATCCTATAATAAAAAAGATAGCAGAAGCAAGAAGAATAAATAAAGTAAATACTACATTTATAGATACTATTTTAAAACATGAGCACAAAGGTAGAATACACGCTGAAATAAATCAGATTAGATCTGATGATGGTGGTACAGTCACAGGTAGATTTAGCTATGCAAATCCTAACCTACAACAAATACCTGCCAGAGATCCAGACACAGGGCCTTTGATTAGAAGTTTGTTTATACCCGAAGAAGGATGCAAGTGGGGTTGTTTTGACTACTCGCAACAGGAACCAAGACTAGTAGCTCACTATGCTTTACGTTATGGTTTGGCCTCTGTTAATCCTATTGCAGATTCTTATGATAGTGATCCTTCAACAGACTTTCATAAAATAGTTGCGGAGATGGCAGAGATACCTAGATCTCAAGCGAAGGTAATTAATCTTGGTTTGTTTTATGGTATGGGTAAAGCAAAACTACAAGCTGAGTTAGGTGTCAGTAAATTTAAAGCAGAAGAACTATTTAATAAATATCACAGTAAAGTTCCGTTTGTAAAACAATTAATGAATGAAGTCATGAAAGCAGCTTCAAACAAAGGTCAGATAAAAACTTTGTTAAATAGAAAATGTAGATTTCCAAAATACGAACCCATACTTCGTGGTTCAGATTGGGGTAAATATGTTCCACCTGAAGATCAAACAAGAATGGAGGACTTAAAAGAAATGGGTCCGTATTTAAAAGATGAAGAAGGTGAGCTGATAAAAGACAAAGATGGTAATCCTAGAAAAAATTATTGGCACAACAATCCTACACGTAGAGCGTTTACATACAAAGCTTTAAATAAATTAATTCAGGGTAGTGCCGCAGACATGACAAAAAAAGCTATGCTAGATTTATATAAAGAGGGAATTATTCCTCACATACAAATACATGATGAATTAGATTTGTCAGTTGAAGATGATAAGCATGCGCAAAAAATAAAGGATGTGATGGAAAGCGCTGTTGACTTAAAGATACCTAATAAGGTAGACTATGAGTCTGGTCCAAGTTGGGGATCAATAAAATGAGGAAAAATTATGGCTTACTTAAATGCAAATATACCTGTAGAATATGCACAAATAAGGAGAGAATATTTATATGACCTTAGAAAACATCATGGAGAAGTTGAAGACTGCATTGTCTTTGGCGTTACGTC